CGCCTTGAAGGTAAAGAGCGAGAGGGTTGTCAATCCTCTGTTGAAGTATGAGAGAGGTAAGAGCGTTACCTGTTGAAGTAACGTCGTCCTCTTACCATAGTATAGGCGTCATAAGAGCAGGGGGGGAGGGGGCGTATGGGACCAGCGGGGGGCCAGGGGGGTGGGGGGGTTTTTGAGGTACGTAACAACTAGGTCCCAAAAAACTGAACCCCATATCCTCAGCAACCAAACAATACTTGACAACCCACCTCGAACACCACAAAATCACCAAATGCTCAAGATCATCGCCATCGTCGGCTCTCCAGACAACTACACCGCCGTGTTCTCCAACGACACGTACGCGCCCGTGGTTAACCTGTTCGATGCGGACGGGGACCTGACGCCCCACCTCAACGAGGCCGTGTCAGCGGTCGCAGGTCCCCTCCCTCCTCGTCCAGGCCGCAAGACGCCCGGGTGGGTCGCGTTCGAGCTCCCAGACCCCGTGACGATCCACTAAACGCCCCCCCGGCCACCCCGGCTCGCGTCAAACGTCATTCAGGGCTTGCTTTCGCTCATGTCCCGGTCTATATAGCTCTCAGGCCGGCACCACCGGTAACACGGAGAGCACAATGATTACCGAAACAACTGACGTCCTGACGTACAACCACATGAACCTCGGGCTGCTGACAGAGGAAGAGCTGGCAGGCGCGTTCCAGATCGAGGTCAATACCCTCAGGGTATGGCGTCGCGAGGAGAAGGGCCCCCCGTACGTCAAGATCGGGCGGACCACGTTCTACCGCACCGATGACGTGGAGACGTGGCTCTCCTTCTTCGTCCGGGTCCCCACCGAGACGAAGATCCCCCACCCGTACCTCCACCGGTACAGCAATGTGGCCAGCAGCGCGACCGGCTCCCGCGTTGTCACTGGTCCGGTGTCCAACCTCCCCTTCACCGGTGACAACGCGGGAGTTAAGCTGTGACCAAAAAACCTACCCCCGTCACCACTATCAACATGGGCTCCCCGGGCTACGGCGTCGGGGTCAGCGCCTCCGCTGGCGGAGGTCCGCCCCTGTACAAGGGCGTCCCCCTCGACCAGCTGTCCCCCCCTCGACAAGACAGAGCTGCTCAGACACATGCAGAGCGATCCTGCGTTCGCGGATATGATCCTGTCCAACCCCTGGTCGAACAGCCTGTTCGACAGCACCGCCGCCAACTCCATCAGCACCGCCGTCAACTCCATCAGCAGCATCATGACCACCCCGACCCTCAACAGCGCCATCCGGAACGCTGCCTACAAGGAGGGCGACCGCATCGCCCTCAGCCCGTTCGCAGGCGACAGGTACCGCACCATCGCGTCCCTCCTGTCCCGGTTCGCGTCCGAGCATGACAAGTACGGGCAGGTGTTTGACAAGATCGAGAACAACGCGGTCGTGGGGATCATCGCGTTCGAGCTGCAGAAGAACAAGCTGTTCGTCAACCAGGAGGCGTATTCGTACACGCCCACCGCCGCCTCCGCGTTCGGGCCTTCGCTCGTCCCGGCTGCCAGCGTCACGGCCAACCCCATCACAGCGGGGTACGCGCTCGCGCTCCCGTCCCTGCTGGCGAACAGCTTCCCCGGGTTCGACCTGCAGGTCTCCATCTCCGTCCTGTGCAACCATGTCCAGACGAAGCCTTCCAAAGCACCAGCACCAGCGCTGGACGCCAAGCCGAGGACAACCTGCGAAGCGTCAATCGAAGTGTTTCCGGACACAGCGGCTACGACGTTCGAGCCCAAGGTGTACAGCGCCTCCCATCAGGCCAGCGGGTATGCGTCCGCAGCCCTGGGTCCGGTGATCGCGACGCTTCTGGCGATGGGGAGTATCGCGGACAATCCGCCGCACCCCGGGCCCTGCCTGACCGCGCCCACGCTCGTATTCTGACGGTTGATCGGTGCGCGCCCGCGTGCCAGTCTGAAGATCTGCCAATGGTGGCAGGTCCGGTCGCCGCCGACCATAGTGGGGCCGGTGCTCTAAAAGAGGCCCTTCACGGGACTTTCTCGACGATCAGACCTTTGTTGTTATTCCCCTCAACTTGCCCGGTTACCCGCCCCGGTAACCGGGCCTTTTTGTGCCCCTCACGTCCACGCGCGGGGGGTGATGGGGACCCGGGGCGCGTTCATCGCCTCCCTCTCCCGGCTCATGCGCCGTCCGATGTAGTTGGTCAGCCCGCCATGCACCGACAGGCACACATACTGCAGCGCGTCGGTCACGTCCGACCACGGGTGCTTCTTCTCGGGCTTGGCCTGCAGGTCGCCGTCCTTGCGCTTGGCGAACCGGTACATGCCGCCCATCGCGCGGACGAGGGTGGGGCAGCGTGTGCCGTCGATCAGCAGCGATGGCCCTCCGTCCCTCTGTGCCAGCAGCAGCGCATCCACTGCCCGCAGCCGCGCGTCGATGTCGTTGGTGGGGGCGGGGTAGGCCATGAAGCCTTCGCGCTTGACCAGATCGAACGAGTTCTCTTCATACGATGAGCTGCGTTGTCGCCCTGCCGGGTCGCCGATCATGAACGACATCATGCCGGCGTAGCGCTGGGACATGATCGCGGGGCGCAAGGACACGTTGATGTGCAGCTCCAGGCCCATGTCCTCGCTGATGAGTTCTTCGAGGACCAAGAGCCGCCCCCGCGGGTCGAGCTGGCACAGCACGGCGCACGGGTTGCGCCCGAAGTCCTGCCCGATCATCAGGGGCAAGCCCGGGTACGGGTTCAGCTCCTCGACGACGTGGAAGTTGCGGCGGAAGGTTTCGCGGTGCACGGCGGAGCCGGACGGGTCGTTCCCGTACTTGGCGTGCACGTAGCGCCTCACCCAGTCCGGGGAGTAGCTGGTCGCCAGCCGCTCATAGTACCTGCGCCCCTGTGCCAGCCGGTCAGGGTGGTCGAGGGGCAGCTTCAGCGTCTGGTCAGTCTGGGTCAGCCAGTTGAGGTTCTCCGCGTCGTCGTCCAGGCCACCGGGCTGGATGTGAATGGTCCAGTTGGCGGGGGTCTGCACGTCCATCAGCTTGTGCCACTCGGAGCCTTCCGTGGGCATGTTGGTGTCGGCGATAAGGCCGAACCATGTGGGGGCGCCAAGCTTACCTGAAGGGTAACGCCCCAGCCGCCCTGTCAGCGGGGGGACGATGTCGACGCTCATCTCGATCGCTTCTGACATCCACGCGCCCGTCAGCTGCATGGACAGAAGCCTGCGCTGGTCTTCCGGGTCGTCGAGCGGGATGAGAAGCCACTCCGAACGCACGTCCCCGAACGCGACGTGCACCACCTTTTCGCTGACCTTGTACGTGGCCAGTCCGCCCAGCCACGACATGATGTCTTTCAGCACCGTGTCCTTCAGCTGGGACAGGGTCTGGCGCACGATGGCGAAGCGGGTGTAGCGGAACCCGTCATCCCCGGGGCTTTGTTCTATGGCGCGGCGCAGCATCTCGAAGATGCACGATGTGGTCTTGCCAGAGCCCACCGGGCCCGCGATCAGGCGCACGAACGCCTTGGAGCGCATCATTTCTGCGCATGTGGGAGGAGCGTCGAACGTCAGGTTCATTCCTCGGAACCCCCCTCATGGTAGTCTGTTTCGATGGTGACGGGGGCGACAGTGGGGGTGGACGGGTCTTTCGATGCGCCCATGTTGATGGTGATTTTCACCCTGCCCGCTGCACCTGCGTCAGCTCCGGTCTTGTCCAGCCCTGCCAGTTTCGCCACGGTTTTCAACAGGTCTGCCCGCTGCCCCAGCGGGATCTTGGGATCAAGGAGCGCGCTGTACATGTCGGGCGCGATCTCTTCGGTGATGGTCAGGTATTTGATCCGGACGCGCTCGGCGGCGTTGGGAGCTGCGCTCCAGTTCGTCACTTCCTCAGCCAGCATGTCCTGAAAATACCGGGTGTGCTGAAGCTGCTCGAACTCCGCCTGGGTCATCTTGCTCTCAAGCAGGATGGTGTCGAGAGGGACGATGTCCATGGCCAGTTTGCGCGCGATCTGGCGCAAGCGGGGGCCTTCACTGTTGTCGATGGCCAATGCGTGGGCATTCATGGGTGCTGGTGATCCTGTCTATTGCATGACGCCGTAGACATAGTGTAATGCACGAAGCATGTCGACTGGCGCTATACCAACCGTTCGGGGGCAAGGGCTGTTGCGAGTGGTCTCGCCGCAGGCGGTGACTGACGCCCAGAACGCAGCTGACACGGCCAGGACACAGACCGGAGACGCTGCTGGCGAGCTCAGTTACCTCGCAGGGTATATCCGCACCCAGTTCGACATCATGCGTTCGCACCGCTCGTCAGCCGCTGGCTGGAACGCCCGGTTGCTCGAAGCGCAGCGAATGTTCAACGGAGAGTACGACCCGGCGAAGCTCGCAGACATCAGGCGGTTCGGCGGTTCTGACGTCTACGCCCGCGTCGCCGCCGTCAAATGCCGGGGCGCAAGCGCCCTTCTCAGGGACATCTACCTGCAAGGCGAAGCGCCATGGGGGCTTGAGCCCACCCCCGAGCCAGTCCTCCCCGACGACGTGGTGTCCGCTGTCACCCAGCTCGTGCAGGCAGAGACGATCTCCATGCAGCAGAGCGGCGTTGCCGCGTCCCCTGAACAGATCCGCGACCGCACCAACGCCCTGATCGACGCAGCCAAGCGCGCCTCGATCAAGAAGGCACGCGAGGAAGCCAAGAAATCCGAGCGCAAACTGGCCGACGTTCTGGTCGAGGGCCAGTTCTACGATGCGCTGGCAGAGTTCCTCGTCGACCTGCCGATCTACCCCTTCGCCTGCATCAAGGGCCCCATGGTCCGCATCGTCCCGACGGTGAAGTGGGAGGGGGGCAAGCCGATCAAGGCCGAACAGCCCCGCATGTTCTGGCAGCGGGTCAGCCCGTTCGACCTGTTCTTTACTCCCGGAGTAACCCGGATCGAGGACGCCGCCGTCATCGAGCGCGTGCGCTACTCTCGCGCCGACCTGAATGCGCTTCTGGACCTGCCAGGGTACAACCAGGACGCGCTTCGCGCCGCCCTGAAGGACCACGGCGAGGGTCTGGTTGACTTCATGGACCCGACCGATCAGCAGCGCGCGGACAGCGAGAACCGCGAAAGCCCCGTGCTCAACCGCTCTGGCATGATCGACGGTGTCGAGTTCCACGGCTCGGTGCTCGGGTCGATGCTGCTGCAGTACGGCATGCCGGAAGAGCTCATCCCCGCCCCCGAGCGCGACTACTTCGTGCAGGCGTGGGTCATCGGGCGCTACGTCATCAAGGTGCAGCTCAGCCCCAGCCCCCGCAAGCGGCACCCCTACTACATCACCAGCTTCGAGAAGGTGCCCGGTACCCCCGTGGGTAACGCCCTCCCGTCGATCCTCGGCGACGTGCAGGACGTCTGCAACGCCGCTCTCAGGGCGCTGGTCAACAACATGTCGATCTCGTCGGGCCCGCAGGTCGTGGTCGATGTCGACCAGATCGCATCCAACGAAAACCCGGACGAGCTGTACCCGTGGAAGCGCTGGCGCATCAGTGCCGACCCGACATCTGCCCAGTCCGGGCGCGCACCCGTCACGTTCTTCCAGCCCAACTCGAACGCCCAGGAGCTTCTCGGGGTCTACGAGAAGATGACCCAGATCGCTGACGAGCTCAGCGCCATCCCGCGCTACGCCACCGGCTCGGAGCGTCTTGGTGGAGCGGGGCGCACCGCCTCCGGTCTCGCCATGCTCATGGGCAACGCCAGCAAGGTCCTGCAGAACGTCGCTGGCAACATCGACCGGGAGGTCGTGTCGCCGTTGCTCTCAGAGCTCTACGACATGGTCATGCTGACTGACACCACCGGTATCTTGCGCGGGGACGAGAACATCCGCGTCCGCGGGGTCGCTGTCGCGATCCAGCGCGAGACCAATCGCCAGCGCCAGCTGGAGTTCCTCAACGCCACCGCCAACCCGATCGACATGCAGATCATGGGCGTCAAGGGTCGCGCTGCCGTCCTGCGCTCCGTCTCCAACGAGCTTGGGCTCGACGGCGTCGACGTGGTGCCGGGCGAGGAAGATCTTGCCGCCCTGCAGAAGCAGAACGAAGCTGCTGCGGCTGCCCAGCCCCCGGGCGCACCGGGTGAGCCGGGCCAGCCGGGCGCACCAGCACCGGGCGCACCCGCGCCAGGAGCACCATCTCCGCCATCCCCGTCCAACCAGGACATGGGTGTTCCTGAAGCCAAAACCATGCGAGGCATGACATGAAGAAGCCATTCCCGTTCGAGAAGTCCGCCAAGGGTGCTGACAAGGGTGCTGCCAAGGGTGCTGCCAAGGGTGCCGCGAAGGACGACGCCAAGATGAAGAAGGGCAAGGCCCCCATCTTCGAGAAGGGTAAGGCCCCCGTGTTCGGCAAGGGCGGCATGGTCAAGGGCAAGAAGGGCTATTGAGCTATGGCCAAGACCCCTGCGTGGACCCGCAAAGAAGGCAAGAACCCCAACGGCGGCTTGAACGCCAAGGGGCGGGCCAGCGCGAAAGCGCAGGGAATGAACCTGAAGCCTCCTGCGCCGAACCCGAAGACTGACGAA